ATGGTGTTAGAAACACAATAGTACTTGAAAGTGCGTACAGTAATTTTGATAATACTTTAGATTATAAAGTTAGAAGAGTTTTGAGAAGAGCAGAATCGAAAGCAACGTCTGCTTCATTAGAATCTGACTTTATCATATCTGATATTCAAAACCTATACAATGATAAGGATGAATATTATTATGTTGCATCAAATTCTTTACCATCCACTGATGATGGAGTAACTAATATTCCGGTTCCAAAATCTTATCAAATAGATGTAAATATAAAATCTTCTTCCGTTACTATTCCGGCAAATTCTGATACAAAGTTTTCTGGTAAAGTAGGTATTAGTAGTTATAGTGTAATAGAGTTTAGTGATGCACTTCCGTTTTCTAATGGAGATGAAGTATTTTATTCTGCAGAAAATCCTATTGTTGGTTTAGACACTGGCATTTATTATGCAGAACTGCTTGGACCTGGACCCGATAAGTCACAATTGAGACTTTATTCCTCAAGATCTTTTATTAAGACACAATCAAATTTCAAAACATTTAAAGTACCAACAGAATCTGGAAATCATAACTTCACTTTAAATTCTCAAAGAGAATCTGTGATAGGGGCTCAAAAAATTCTAAGAAAGTTTCCATCAGATACCAATATTGTTGATAGTGGAAAAATAGAGAGTATTCCGGGACCAATTGGAATATTGATTAATGGTGTAGAAATATTCAATTATAAGTCTAGGGATAAAGTATATTTTGGACCATTAAAATCCGTAAACGTTGTTAATGGTGGAGAGGGATATGATGTAGTTAATGCTCCCGTTGTTTCAGTTTCTGCTGCAGGGACAGTTAATGCACTTGTTCAACCAGTATTGTCAGGTAAAGTTACCAAAATACATGTAGATACTCAGGAATTTGATATTGATAAAATTATTGCGATAGGAGTTACTGGCGGTAATGGTAGTGGATTAGTAGTTGAACCTATTTTAACCAAAAGAGTGAGAGAGGTATTTTTTAATGCAGAAACAACAAATAATCTGGGAGGAATTAATACTGTAGGAGAAACAATAACCTTTCAGACTAATCATAATTTTACTGATGGTGAAGAAATTATTTACAATTCCAATGGCAATCTTCCTATTGGAATTAATACTTCTGGAGAATTAGAACTTCCCATATCAACACTGTCTAATAATCAACGTTATTTTGCAAAAGTTTTAAACAATACATCAATTCAATTATATAAGAAGAAATCTGATTATTCATCTGGTATTAATACCGTAGGATTTAGTACAATAAACACTCAAGGATTACATAAATTTACTACAGCATCATTTAAAAATACATTATCAGAAATTAAAATAGTTAATGGTGGTAGTTATTTTAATAGAAAATTAATTGTAAATCCATCCGGAATATCTACTCACTTTGATACAGTTTATTTCGATAATCATAATTTTAATCATGGAGATTTAATAGAATATTCATTTGAAAATTCTGGAATAGGTGGACTTTCTACAAGTAATAGATATTTTATTTTAAAGCAAGATGATAATTCATTTAGATTATCTGATGCTGGTATTGGTGGTACAATAACATCTAATTTTGAAAATAAAACATATGTAGATTTTACATCCACAGGTAGTGGGTATCAGTATTTTAAATATCCAGACATTAGTGCCTTTTTGAATTATAATCCAGTTGGATTTGGCACTACAAGTCAAGAAGGACAAGTAGTAACTTTAACACCAGAAGTTAGGGGAGAAATTATTGATTCATATTTATATGAGGGGGGAACTGGTTATGGATCTTCTATCGTAAATTTTGAAAGTAAACCAGTAATATCGATTAAAAATGGAAGAGAAGGAAGAGTAAGACCAATAATTATTAATGGATTAATTGACTCTATACAATTAGAATATGGAGGATTGGAATACAATTCAGTACCAGATGTTATAATTACCGATTCCTCTGGAATGGGTAGTGGTGCGGAAGCTAGAGCAATAATATCCAATGGAAAAGTTACTGAAGTAAAAGTAATAAGTCCCGGTATTGGTTATTCCAATACCTCTACTTCAATTTTACTAAAATCTGCAGGTATAGGAGGAAAATTTGATTCCAGTGTAAGAGACCTGACACTAGATTTGAAAAAAAAACTTGGTAAAGAAGTTTTGATCGAATCTGCAAATAAATTGCAATATGCAGTGTGTGGATATTCTACAAGTTATTTTGATGAGTCTGGTCATTCTCCAATTATTGGATGGGCTTACGATGGCAACCCAATATATGGACCATATGGACATTTGGATCCCAATGATGGGCAATCAGACGTTATTAGATTGGAAAGTGGTTACTCGGATGCAAATATTGATAATGTAATTGATAGACCCTCCCCAGATGATTTTATTGTCGGATCTTTTGTAGAAGATTACAAATTTAATAACTCGGGAGATCTTGATGAATATAATGGAAGATTCTCTAAGACACCAGAATTTCCAAATGGCGTATATGCTTACTATGCAACTATTGATCCTGTTTTAGGAGAACCAGTATTTCCATACTTTATTGGCAATTCATTTAAATCAAATGTCATTGTAGAAAATTTTGATCTAAATCAATCGTTTGATTTTATTAACTCAGATTTAATTCGAAATACATTTCCATATAGATTATCAGATAGTAATACAAGTTATGATTTTGTATTTGGATCTGATGGGGTAAAAGATCAAAAAGTAAAAGTAGAATCTGTTTCTGAGGGATCTGTCAATGACTTTAAAATTATTGAATCGGGTGAATCTTATAAAGTAAATGATAGTCTTAACTTTGACTCTTCCGAAACAGAAGGATCCGGTCTAATTGCGAAAGTTTCTCAATTAGAAGGAAAAGAAATAATTGATATAAGAAATATCTCCACAGAAGAATATGAAAATGCTGTCGCAACAAGACTAAGTGATAATCAAGTAAAAGTAAACATAATACCTAGTCATGATTTATTAAATGGAGATTATGTGACTCTTTCTGGATTCACTACTGTAACACAATTAAATAATCTTTTTGAAATAGGAATAACAACATATAAATCAATTCTTATTGATACGGCAACTGCTTCTTCTGGAATAGGATCAACTGAAATATCAGTTTCGTTCATACCACCAACGGTGTCTGTAGGTAGCAGTGTAAAAATTAAGACAGATACTCTACAAGTTTTAAATATTTCCAGGGATTCTAATTTATTAAGAGTTCAGGGAAGTAGAGTTGGATATTCCACTGGTGATATTATTGAATATATTCCTGATTCATTTACCATTTCCGTAAATACACCAATATTCGATTCAAAAATAAATGATAGAGCTTATTTTAATCCAACAGAATCGGTTGGACTGGGAACTACGGCAGGAATATCTACAGCAGTTTCTGTTTATTATGGTGGAATTACAGAAATACGTCAAATTCCAACTCAGAGTATTTTTATAGAGGGGCATTCATTTAAAAATAATCAAAAACTTACTTTTACAATTCCTTCCTCTGGAGGAGCAATTTCAATTTCCACTAATGGTAGTGGCGAGTTTGATATGCCTTCAACTGTATATGCAACAAATAGAGGCAGAAATTTAATTGGAATCAAGACAGGTGTTACTAGCGCATTTAGTGAAGTATTCTTCCACACTAATGGATCTGATAAAGATGATTATTTATTAGAGAGTGATTATGGGCAATTTACTGGAAAAGTCAGTAAGATAACTTCGGTTGTTGCAGTTTCAACTGCACACGAATTATCTAATGGTGATTTGGTCAATCTAACTGTCCAACCAAATCTCAATGTTGGCATTGGAACTTCTGCCAAAGTCGATATAATTAGAAATTCTAATGGTACAATAGGTATAAACACTTTAGTCAATCCTCAAATAGAAGTTGTTAAAGGAAATAATTTAGTATTTGATACTTCCGATTCTTCTTTATCTGAATATAACTTAAAAATATTTACAGACAAAGAATTTAAAAATGAGTTTGTATCCACAGGATCTACAACTAATTTCAATGTTGTTTCCTCTGCAACAACTACAACCATTAATTATAGTGAAAATATTCCAACAAGACTTTACTATAATTTAGAAAGAAGTGGAAGTATTAGCACTACTAATACTGATATTAAAAATTATAATGAAATTTTATATGTAGATAGTGTCTATCAAAATCAATATATTGTTACTGGTGTGGGAGAAACTACATTCACTATTAATTTAATTGAAAATCCGGAAAAAGTTTCTTACGCAAAAACTGAATGTAGTATTCTAAAGTATACTACAACATCTAAAACAGCATCCGGAGGAATTTCTGATATAAAAATTCTTTCTAGTGGATCTGGATACAAGAAAATCCCAAGTGTTTCTGACATAACAACCATTTCCGGTAAAAATTGTTATATTGTCCCAATATCAAAAACAATTGGAAATATTAGTCAAACAAGAATTATAAATGAAAATTTTGAATATCCCTCTGATAAAACATTACGTCCCAAAGCTCTCATTTCCACATTAATTGAAAAGAAAAATTCTAATACTGTTGGGATAATTTCTGTGACTAACGGTGGTAGCAACTATACAGAAGCACCATCAATAATACTTGTTGATTCTATAAGTAAAAATAGAATTAATAAGGGATCTTTCAAAGTCAATATTTTAGGGTCCTCTGTAGATTCTGTTGATATAGTTGTAGAGCCAAAAGGTCTTCCTGATCATGAAATAGAAGCTTATACTACAAATAATACAAATGGAATCAGTATTACAAAAGTAGATTCTAATTCCAGTAATACTTTCACCTGTCATATTACTACACCATCATCTGGATTCACAGTATTTCCATTCAAAGTAAATGATAAGGTGTTTATTGAGGGAATTGAAAAAGTTAGTAACGATGGATCAGGATTTAATTCCGAAGATTACAATTTTGAATTTTTAAAAGTTAGTGCTATTGATGAAACCGCAGTTCCAAATAACACAGTTACAATTGATGTAAGTGATGTATCGACAAATACTGGAATTGCAAAGACAATAACAAATTCTCTACCAATAATAACAAATAGTAATATATATCCATCATTTAGTGTTTTAAAGAAAGGATCTAAATTTTTAGTTGGTGAAAAAATAATTGTTGATAGTATAGAAAGGGATTTAATTGTTGTAGAATCCAATCCCAATTACATAAAAGTCAGGGGCATATATGAATTGAGTGTAGATGACATTCTGACTGGTAAACAATCTGGCAATATTGCCACTGTAAATTCAATAGACACAACTTTAAATGATGGAGAATTCTCAATTAATTATTCTATTGAGAAAAATGATGGTTGGTCTAATAATATTGGCAAGTTAAATGAAAATGATCAAGTAACAGCAGATAATGATTATTATCAAAATTTATCATATACCGTAAAAAGTCCTATAACATACCAAGAATTAATTACTCCAGTTAATAGTATGCTCCATACTAGTGGATTGAAAAATTTTGCTGATGTTGGTATCACTTCTGTTACAAAAAATGTTGGAATAGAAACTAATGGATCTGAGATGATTGTAACTCAACTTTATGATATTCAAGATGAGCAGAGAGTTGATACAATTCGTCAATTTGATTACGTTAGAGATTATGAAATTTTATCCGACTCTTCTAAGTTTATTGAATTTAAAGAAAGAACTCTTACAGATTATGTCAGAATTAATAGTGACTTAGTAAAAACCATTGATGATATCAGTGGAGAATTTAATAGTTTAGAAGATGATGCAGATGAATTTTTGAATATTTTAAATATAGATGATTATGACTCATACACAAATTTACTTCTTAGAATAGAAGGTGGGAATAATTCAGAGTTACAATTGACGGAATTAACATTACTAAGTTCTGGAAATACTAATGTTTTATTGCAGAGGGGTGGAATTATAAATGATGAAAGTGATATGTCATTAGATTACGGAAGTTTTTCGATAGAAACTGATATTACTAATGAATCGTATCTTCGTTTTACTCCAAATGATCCTTATAATACTGATTATGATATAAGATTATTAGGAAATAGATTTACTTCAAATTCTGTTGGTGTTGCAACAACATCTGTTGGTTTTGTTGATTTAATTAACTCCACAAAATCAATAACTTCAAATCAGACTACGGATCTAGTTTCTGTTGATGTAGATAATATTAAGTCGCTTTATGCAAATATTCAGGTCATTAATGTAGCAACAAATGATATGAATTTTGTTGAATTGTATTTAACGCATGATGATGCGAATACATTTATGGCAGAATCTTTCTTTGATGCAGATGGATCTTCGATAACAAAACAATCTATAGGAAGTTTTGATTCAAATATCAATAGTGGAATATGCTCCATCACTTATACTAATGATACATCTTCAAGTGTTAGACTTCGTTCTAAGATCATTGGAATAGGCACTACATCCGTAGGAGTAGGAACTTATAGATTTAATGCACCAGGACAACCAGATGATTCTGTTAGGAGTGCAATTTATCAATCAAATTATTCTGTGGGAATTGGAACAACAAATGTAGTTGGATTAGACTCTTCACTATTCAATGCAGTAAAGTCTATCGTCCAAGTATCTTGCGGATCAACCAAAGCTCTACATCAAGTGTTAACTTTACATGATGGCGATTATGTTTATGCTCAACAATCTGCTTTTATTTCAGTAGATAGCAATTTACCTAATCCGGATTATGAAGAATATGATAATACTTTAGGTATAGGAACATTCGGTGTTGAGTATTCTGGGGATCAATTTGTATTAGAATTTCATCCAGACACTGAATTTGTAGATGCAGAGATAAAGGTATTATCATTTAACCAATGCTTCTATTCCGGTATTGATAATAATATTCCTATTGGACTGCAAAACGGCAATTCATTAGATTATATGGACAAGAAATATTATAATGCTCACAATGGGAATAGAGTTAATTTAACATCATTTGAATTGACTAATAATGGAAATCCAATATTTGCAAAAACTTTCAATCCAAATGATAGTGATATTTTGAATACTTCTACTGGCAAATTTACCATACAAAATCATTTCTTCAGAAATGATGAAGAATTAATTTACACTCCTGGATCTAGTTTTGTTGGTGTTGGGTCAACACCTATGCAATATTATAATGCAACAGCAGGTATTACAAGCACACTTCCATCAAGTGTATTCGCTGTTGTCGAATCAAATAATGTGTTTCAAATTTCTACTACTAGATCTGGAACTCCAGTTACCTTTGTTGGAGTCGGTACTGGTAATTTGCATCAATTTGAAATGCTTAAAAAAATTGAAAAGACTGTTATCTCTATTGATAATTTAATTCAATATCCTTTAATGTTTACTCCAATAAAACATAATTTGGATGGAAATATTGATAATGGAAATACTGGAATAAGCACAACTAGAACAGTATTCTCTTTATCGGGAATATCATCAATCGCCGCAAAAGATATTTTAAGAGTGGATGATGAATATATGAAAGTTATTAATGTTGGTTTCGGAACAACAACGATTGGACCAATAACAGGAATAGGAACAACTACTCTTGTAGAAGTTTCTAGAGGTTACGTGGGAAGTTCTGCAACATCTCATCTCAACACAACTGGAGTTGCAACTGTTTATAAAGGTGCATATAATATTGTAGGTAACAAAATATTCTTCACAGATCCGCCTAGAGGAAATGTTGATGAAGAAAAAGATTTTAGTAATTTAGATTTTCCAACATCGGACTTTAACGGTAGAGTTTATTTGAGAAGTGATTATTCAAGTAATGAAATTTTTGATGATGTTTCGCATGAATTTAGTGGTATAGGAAGAACGTTTACAATATCTGTAGGAGGAGCAAATACTGCTGGAATAGGCACAACAGAATCTCAAAGATCTGGATTACTTTTGATTAATGGTATATTCCAATCACCCACAACTCTCAACAATCCAAACGGTAATTTTGATATTATTTCAAATAATGCTGGTATATCAAGTGTTGTATTTACTGGAATTAGATCTGCTACTGATTCATCTTTCATTGTAGAATCGGATTACGATGTTAATCTAAATGAAATACCAAGAGGAGGAATAATTATTTCTCTTGGATCAACAGGTGGTGTTGGATATGCTCCTCTTGCTGGAGCTGCCGTCACTGCCGTAATTAATAATGGAGGAAATATCCTATCAGTTGGTATAGGCACTACCGATAATCTTGGTTCTGGATATTATGGAGATCCTTCTGGAATAGGAGTAAGTGTATTTGACCCAAATGGAACAGGAAGTGGAGCAGAAGTAAGTGTATCTAGTATTGGTGTCGGAGGAACATTAACTTTTAATATAGATGATGGTGGAAATAATTATTCTGCAGATACACAGATATTTGTGTCTGAGCCATCTTATGAAAATTTAAATGTAACAGGCATTTCTAGACTTGATGGAACGACGGATACTGGAATTGGATTGCAAATGTCAGTTGGAGTTGGAGGAGCATCAACAACTGTTGGTATTGGATCAACTTATGCAAAAATACAAACATTTAAAATCACAAGACCTGGATATTCCTTCAGGAAGGGAGATAAGTTTACTCTCGTTGGATTAGTAACTGATTCTAGATTATCTTCCCCAATAGAAGAATTTACACTGGAAGTTTTAGAAACTTATCAAGATTCATTTGCTTTCTGGAGATTTGGTGATTTAGATTATGTTGATGATATTGCAGAATATCAAGATGGTGTAAGAACGAGATTTCCATTAACTTACAGAGATGGAGTTTCAATTAGTTTTGAATCAAATAAATTATTAAATGAAGATATTAATTTTGCTAATTTATTGTTAGTATTCGTGAATGGTATCCTCCAAGTTCCTGGAGATGCATATGAATTTAATGGGGGAACTTCTTTTAAATTTAAAGCAGCTCCCAGACCAGATGATAAGGTTGATGTATTTTTCTACAAGGGAACTGATGGATCAGACACTCAAGATGTTACTAATGAAAAACCAATTTTGGAAAGAGGTGATGAATTACAAATTATTGGATCTAGTGTTAATTTAGAAACGCAAAAAGAAAGATTGGTATTTGATATCACAAATTCTGATAGGGTTGAAACTAATCTTTATACTGGTCAAGGATTAGATGATACTAATTATAGACCAGTTAACATTATTAAACAGAAAACTGATAAAATTATTTCGGGTGAAAAAATTTATAAAACAAGAGATTCTTTAGAGGCATATATTTATCCTACTGCTAAAATAATTGGTGACATAAACTCTTCAGAAACTAATTCTATATTTGTAGATAATGCTAAGTTTTTTGATACAAATGTTGCCGCAGCAGGAACATTTGATGCAATGATAGTTGGTGGATTACCAAATCCAACAACAGCATCAGCAACTGCATCAATTAACTCCGATGGTGAGGTAACAGGATTTACTATTTCTGGAGGTGATGGATATGTTAGTATTCCTACAGTATCCATATCAGCACCTCCAGAAATTGCTGTCGGTGTTGGAACAACTGCTACTGCTACAGCAACAATTTCAAATGGATCTGTCAATGCAATTTCAATTACTAATCCAGGACTTGGATATACTATTGCTCCAAAAGTATTGATTTCATCACCAAATATAATTTTGGACAATATTACTGATTTAAAAGGTGATGAAACAAGAGGATATTCTGGTTTAGTTACTAGTATAACTCCTGTAACAGTTGGTGGAGATCCTGCAATTCAATTGTCACTTCTTAAAACTTCTTCGGGGTTATTGAATGAGTTGCAAACTGATAGACCAATTTATGTTTTTAATACTCGTATCGGATCTGGAGTAACTGCTATGGATACTTTAGGTATTCATACTGTAGGTATAGGAACCACATTTGCAGATAATGTTTATTATGTTAGAACTGTAGATACCACTACATATTCTTCTGAAAATTTGGCAATTGTAAAATGTATGGTTCAAGTTAACACTGGACTAACATCTGTAGGTGATAATAATAATCCTGTAGGAGAATTCTCATGGGGTGAATTGAGAAATGCTGGTGGATTTGGTAGATCTTCTTCAATTTCTATAGGTGTTACTGGATTGACCATTGATGCTGGTTTAACAACATTTCCAGTCATTCAGAGAAGAGGGTCCATTTATGGAATTAGAGACACAGGAGCTCTTAAAAAACAATTATAAATATCTAAAAAACGAGTAATATGGCGGCAATAGTAACGGACCAATTTAGAATATTAAATGCTAATAATTTTATTGACTCCGTAACGAGTAGCAATAATTCTTATTATACATTTTTGGGATTAGTCGATTCATCCCCATCTTCACCTGGATTTGGAAGAACATCTAATTGGGATACGAATACACCATCACCTACTGATAATTTTCAATATTCTTGCCATTATAGAGAAACTTCATTATTTGGCAAAAAGATATCATCTTCAGATGTGCGTCGAGTCGTAAGAAGAATTAATTGGACCATTGATACCAAATATGACATGTATCGTCATGATTATAGTGTTGATAATCCAACACCTAATGGAGGAACGTCTAGATTATACGATTCAAATTTTTATGTGATGAATAGTGAATTCAAAGTTTATATTTGTTTAGATAATAATGGGTCAAAAACGGGAGAAGATGCCAAAGGACAAGGTTCTCAATATGAACCAACTTTTACTGATTTAGAGCCCTCATCTGCTGGTGTTGGTGATGATGGATATATTTGGAAATACTTATTTACTGTTTCTCCCAATGATATTATAAAATTTGATTCTACAGAATATATTATTCTTCCTAACGATTGGTCAACCTCCACAGATGCTCAAATACAAAGTGTTAGAGAATCTGGAAATTCTGACGTAAATAAAAATCAGATCAGAAAAGTTTATATTAAAAATGCGGGGGATGATTATACTTCTGGAACTTATACTGAATTAAATATTCTTGGAGATGGCACTGGTGGTAAAGTTACAGTTACGGTTGCTGAGACCGGAGAAATTACTGATGTTATAGTTACTGCTGGTGGAAGTGGATATACATATGGAATCATAGATTTAAGTACAATTAGAGGCGATAATTGGGGTGCTACAAGCGACAGAGCTTTACTAATTCCAATCATTCCCCCATCAAAGGGTCATGGATATGATCTTTATAAGGAATTGGGAGCAGATAAAGTTATAGTTTATACTAGATTTGATGACTCTACAAAGGATTTTCCAACAGATACAAACTTTTCTCAAGTTGGAATTATTAAAAATCCTGAACAATATTCCTCATCTGGATCTATTTTTAGTGATAATACTTTTTCAAGTTTATATTCAATGATGTTAAGTGAAGATACAACAGTAACTCCTACAATAGGAGAATATATGTATCAAAGTATTTCTGGTGTTGGCACTGCACAAGGATATGTTGCATCATATGATAAAAATACTAAAGTATTGAAGTATACCAGAGACAGATCTTTGTATTTTGGAAATCGATACGATCAAACCGATCATCCAAATGTTAGATCTAAATCAACATTTGCAGAGTTTAGTCAAAGTGCAGGAAATGTCACTATTGGTAGTGATACAGTTTCTATTCAATCATTTACAGGAATTGCAAAAACAGTTGCTAATCAAGAAATAAATTTAGGTGTTTCTTTTAATGATGGTCTTGCAAATCCAGAGATAAATAGAAAGACGGGAGATATTATTTACATAGATAACAGACCCGAAGTTGTAAGAGACATTAGACAAAAAGAAGACGTTAAAATTATTCTGGAATTCTAAAACAAATGGCACAAAAAAGAAATTTAAACGTTAATCCATATTACGACGATTTCGATAACGATAAAAATTTTTATAAAGTCCTATTTAAACCAGGATTTCCAGTACAAGCTAGAGAATTAACTACCTTACAATCAATATTACAAAATCAAATTGAATCTTTTGGTAAAAATATTTTCAAAGAGGGGTCCATGGTTATTCCTGGTGGAATAACTTACGATCCTAGTTTTTATGCCGTAAAATTAAATGCAATAAATTCCGGAGTCGAAGTTTCAACATACATCAGTAATTTTATTGGAACAAAGATAACAGGTCAAATATCTGGAGTAACAGCAACAATAAAATATGTTGCGTTTCCTGGTGATCCCAACATTGATGACTTAACAGTTTATGTAAAGTATGATAGTTCTGGATCAGACTTTGTTTTTACTACTTTTGAAAATGGAGAATCTTTAATTGCTGATAAAAATATTACATATGGAAATACCACAATAAATGCCGGGACTCCATTTGCTTCATTATTATCTTCAAATGCAACTTCAACGGGATCTGCAGTTTCTATTTCGGATGGTGTTTATTTTATTAGAGGTTATTTTGTTAATGTTTCTAGTGAGACAATTCTATTGGACGAATATTCCAACACTCCTTCTTACAGAGTTGGTTTAAAAGTTGATGAATTGCTTATTGATGCCAAAGATGATAATTCACTATATGATAATGCAAAAGGATTTTCAAATTTTGCTGCTCCAGGAGCCGATAGACTAAAAATAGGTCTTTCATTATTTAAAAAATCATTAGATGATTTAGACGACAAAAATTTTGTAGAACTTTTAAGAGTAGACACTGGTAAAATAAAAAAAATACAAGAGAAAACTCAATACAGTATTATAAGAGATTATATTGCAGAAAGAACATTTGAGGAGTCTGGTAATTATGCAGTAGTTCCTTTTTTACCAACCTTACAGAATTCTCTAAATGATAAATTGGGGAATGATGGTCTTTATAATGAGAATCAAAAAACAGAACAATTAAACGATCCATCAGATGACTTATTATGTGTAAAAGTTTCTCCAGGAAAGGCATATGTAAGAGGATATGATGTAAAAACTGATTCGACAATAGTATTAGATGTAAATAAACCAAGAGAAACAAAATCAAATAATACCACTGTCCCATTTTCAATGGGAAATGTATTAAGAGTTAATAACGTTTCTGGACATCCAACTCAGTCTGGTATTGTTAATTTTCATAGTAGACATAACTGTGAAGGTATAGGTATTGGCAGTGCTAGAAATTATACATTTAACGTTACAGATGCTGCTTACAGTGGTTCTTCCACTAAATGGGATTTATATCTATATGATATACAAACATATACAAAATTAACTTTAAATAAATCTTTTAGTGACACTGAATTGCCAGCATCTTCTTTCGTAAGGGGAAAAAATAGTGGTGCAAGTGGATATGCTGTATCCAGTGGTGGAGATGATAATTTAATTACTCTTGGTCAGGTTTCTGGAAAATTTGCAATTGGGGAGCAAATTTTAATTAATGGTGTTGAAGTTTCAAATTCAATTGAAAATGTTGTGAGTTATGGTACTCAGGACATTAAATCAGTTAGTCAGAATACTGATGAATTTAAAGCAGACACTGTATTAGAAAGTTTTTCTTTACCCAACAATGTTTCTGAAATTGTCATTAATGGATCAAATGCGACAGCAACAAGTCCAGGTGGAAATTTTACAGGAATAAAAACTGATAGTGTTATCAGGTATAAGAGAAATACTTCGGGAGAGACAGTAGAAACATTTAACAGAGTGGTTGAAGTTTCTTCAGATGGTCTTACGTTGTCATTGACAGGAATTGGCACAGTAACTGGGATATTTGATGGTGGATATGATAATACAGGAACTTTTAATGTAAAATTAGGAGCTCCCATTATAAGGGGAGAAGAAGATGCAAAATTATATGAAAAACTTCCTGATAATAATATTTCTTCTTTGGATCTTTCTTCTTCTAACTTAAAAATTAGATTGCAGTCAAATCAAACACAAACTTCTAATTCTGTTGGCATAGTAACTATGTCAATTAGTGATTTTGATACGACTGGAATATCGACGGTTTCCTTTAGTGCTTTTGACGCTGAAAGATATTCTTTACACAATAATAGTGCTCCGAGGTATATTGGAACAATAACTTCTGATTCATTTAAAATCGATACTGCAAATAACACAGTTTCTTTTTCTGGACTTTCTGCAAGTAGAGCATATAAATTAGATGCTACATTAAATAAGACTGGCATAAAAAGTAAAAAGAAAACTTATACCAGGAGTAAAGAACTTTCAGTAAGTTTATCAAGATTAGATGGGTCCGGCACAAACAATAATAACTCAACCAATGATGGATTAACTTATAATAATAATTGTTATGGTCTTAGAGTGCAAGACGAAGAGATATCATTAAATTATCCAGATGTTGCAAAAGTTATTGCGGTATATGAATCTTTAAACTCTTCTAGTCCAACATTGGATAAGATTACTTGTTTGAGTACATCAAATATTACTAGTGCGGCTATTGTTGGTGAGAATATTATTAGTAAATCTGGAAGTGCAGTTGCTAGATTTGTTAAGAGTACTACCGATAATGTTGCTGATATTGTATATTTAAATTCTGGTAGATTTGGACAGGGTGACGAAATTGTTTTTGAAGAGTCAAATATAACAACAACAATAACAAATATTTCATTAGGTAATTATTCAAACATAACTGATAATTTTACTCTCGATAAAGGTCAAAGAGATCAATATTACGATTATTCCAGAATTATAAGAAAAGTAGATTCTACTATACCATCAAAAAAATTATTGATTATATTTGATCATTACGAAGTAGATTCTTCCGATAATGGAGATTTATTTACTGTGGAAAGTTATGATAATGAAAGATATGATCAAGATATACCTGAAATTGGTATTGATAGAGTAAGAGCAACAGATACACTTGATTTTAGACCAAGAGTTTCTCCGTTTACTGGATCATCAAAATCTCCATTTGATTTTAATTCAAGAGTTTTTGAGGGCACAAATAGAATAGTTGCTCCTGATGAGGACTCTTCAGTTGGATATGAATATTATATTGGTAGAATTGATAAATTGTATATTGATAAACTAGGTGTATTAAGCATTAAAGAAGGACAATCTGGTATAAATCCAAAACCTCCAATTGTTAGTGATGAGTCTATGGAGATAGCTACTATATCTCTTCCACCATATCTTTTTAACCCTCAAGATGCAGAGATATCATTAGTTGATAATAGAAGATATACGATGAGAGATATTGGATTTATTGAAGATAGGGTTGAAAATCTTGAGGAAGTTACGTCTCTCTCGTTACTTGAGATTAATACACAGACATTACAAATAAAAGATGCTGAAAATAGAGATAGATTTAAAAGTGGTTTCTTTGTAGATGATTTTAGGAATAATTCTCTTATTAACTTAGACTTTTCAACCGTAGAGGTTGATGAGGAAAATAATGAAATGAGACCTTTCCTTTCTAGAAAATCTCTAAAAGGAGCAATAGCAATATCTGGTAATAATAGAAGTCCAGAAACTATTGACTATGAGGATCCTTCATTGCAACTGTTAGATAATAATGTTAAGAAGAAAGGTAGATCCATTACTTTGGACTATGAAGAAGTTCTTTGGATTAGTCAAAATGTTGCAACGAAGTTTGTAAACGTTAATGAATATCATGTTGTTGCATACAGAGGAGATGTGACTTTATCACCACAGAATGATATTTGGACAATTGTTCAATCTTCCACAAATGTAATAAACAGAACGAATGTTTTTGGTCGTCGTGGTGGTGGAGGAGTATTTAGAAATACAGGATCTTCTACTTCTATTTCTAGATCTGCTATTAGATTTGCTAGATCGAGAAACACTCAATTTTCAGCTACAGATTTGAAACCCAATACAAGATATTATCAGTTTTTAGGTTCTGAGGGTAATTTAGATTTTATACCAAAATTATTAGAAATTGAGGACGTAAGTGGGTCTTTTACTATTGGAGAAGAAATTATAGGATATCAAGTTGATGGAGATAGTAATTCAGTTGCAAGAATAAGATTTAGATTGTCTAAACCAAATCATAAAACAGGAGTTTTTAATTCTCCTGATACCATATATGAGTTTAATCCTTATGATTATCCACAGTCAAATAGACTGCCAGATTTTTACACTGAGTCATCTACAGTATTGAATGTTGATACTGCATCTTTAGCACAAAGTGCTCAAGGAAGATATAGTGGATATGTTGAAAAAGGATTTATACTTGAAGGACAAAGCAGTGGAGCAACTGCCTCTGTGAAAGATTTGAGGTTGATCACCGATGCTTTTGGAGATCTTATAGGAACTTTCTTCATTAGAAATCCAAATGTTACTGGAAATGTAAGAATAGAAAATTCCACTCATACTTATAAGTTAACCAATAGTTCAACAAATAGAGAGGCACTTATCAGTGAAGAATTGGACACTTTACTTTCTTTTGCAAGAACTCAATACATTACAAGAGGAACTTTAGAGAGAAGATTCACAACAATTACTAATACCACAACTGTAATTATTGGTTATGGTGATCCATTAGCACAATCATTTACTGTTGGGGGAAATATTGATGCACCTTCGGCAATTGGAAGAAATGATGATGAAAATGGTATTTTCTTAACATCTGTTAATTTATATTTCGCAACTATTGATGAAGAAAATAAACCATTGAGAGTTGAAATTAGAACTGTAGAATTGGGAACACCAACAACACAAAGAGTAGGTGAAGCAGCCCATTTAACTCCCAAAAATTTCATTGATGATGGAAATGGAAATATTTCCGAACAAGTTGTAATTAAAACTTCGACTACAGGTCAAGAAGCAACTAGAGTTACATTCCCAGAACCAATATACTTGGCTCCAGGAAGAGAATATGCACTGGTTATTGTATCCGAATACAGTGATCAATATCAGGTTTGGTCAGCAGAAATGGGCAAAAAGAGTGTGTTGTCTCAAGATCTTCCAGATGCAGATGCTGGCGTATATTCTCGCCAATATGCGTTTGGAAGTTTATTCATGTCCCAAAATGGATCTATTTGGACAGAAGATCAAAATCAAGATCTTAAGTTTGATCTTTTTAAAGCCAAATTTACTTCAAATGCTGGTACTGCATTCTTTTATAATTCTCCATTGGATACTAGTAATGGATATAAGAGATTATTGGATAATAATTCAGTAAAAACTTTACCAAAAACTGCAACTATTAGAATTACACCAGTTAAAAAAGATGGTGATGATTATAGTGTTATGGAAACTACATTAAGTCCTGGTAGAAAACTTGCTGGTAATGAAAACTATCCCGGAAGTATTGCATATATTACAGGAGTTGGTTGTAGTGTTTTTGATGTTAATGGTGGCAATGACGTTGGAATTGTTACTGGTGGTACAAATTATGGTGTTAATGATTCAACAAATGTGGGAACATACAATATTGTTGGTAATGGTAAAAATTTAACTTTAGATATTCTCGCAACTACAAATGGAACTCTTCAACTAAATGGATTATCTGTCAATAATGGTGGTAGTGGATACAAAGAAGGTGATGTTGTTGGTATTGTTACAGCAGATACCACAGATAGAACTGGTAGAGATGCTCAGATAAAGATACTTCAGATTGGAGGTATTGATACGTTATTTGTTTCTGGTATGCAAGGAGATATTGGTGCTAGCAAGGCTTTTAGTGTTGGTATGGGTGTAAGTTACTATGATAATGATGGTGTTGTTGTTTCAATGGCAAATACTACCATCACTGGAATTGATGATGGTCCTACTTTAAGCTCTGGAAATTATATAAGAGTTAATCACTTCAATCATGGAATGTATAGTGGTACTAATAAAGTTGTGTTAAATGACTTAAAATCTAGTGAAATACCGACTACATTAGAATCCGAATTGCTATTATCTGATGTCAGTAAAATAAGTGTCGGAAGCACCACTGATTTTGATACCTTTGAAGGAGTTGTTGTTAGTGCTGCAAATACAGGATATGTAAAAATTGGAAGAGAAATTATAGGGTATGAAGAAGTTGCTACTGGAAATGAGTTGAGATCGATAACAAGAGGTGTTGACAATACAAAAATAGTTAATCACAAACTTTCTGATGCTACAGGAAATGTGTTAACAATACCTGTATATAAGTATGAATTGAATGGCATTTCTTTGAGAAGAATAAACGGTGTTAATCTTGATATATCTTCTGAAGGAATGGATATTAATGGATATTATGCTAGTGTAAGTAGGTCTGGAAATGGATCTGGAAGAAGCACTGACACTTCCGATTATGCACAATTATCTTTCAAGAATGAGTTACAAACTGGAGGTAGGGATATAAATTCTTCAGAAAATATAGTATTCACTGAAGTTATTCCCAGTTTCCCACTTCTCCTCCCAAATGATTCGACATCAGTTTCTGGATCAATAAGAACTATTAGTGGAACAAGTGTTGATGGTAGCGAATCTTCTTTTGTCGATAATGGTTACGAACCAATAGAACTTAATGAGGTTAACAAACTTTCATCTATAAGAATGGTTGCTTCTGAAATTAATGAAGATGAATATTTAGATACAATGCCATCCAATAAATCTTTAACTACAGCGATACGACTATCCACAACAGATGAAAATCTTTCACCACAAATCTTCTATACTGAAGAGGCTGGAACTATTCTTCAAAATCCATTAATTAATAATCCAGTTTCTGATTATGCTACCGATAATAGAGTTAATTCTCTACAGTATGATCCACATTCTGCAATTTATGTCTCCAACACAGTTAATTTAAAAAATCCTGCAACATCACTTAAAGTTTTGGTTGCAGCATATAGACATCAAACTGCTGACTTTAGGATACTTTATAAATTAAATAGAGCAGATTCTAGTGAAGTGGAGCAAGAATTTGAATTGTTTCCCGGTTATGATAATTTGACATTCGAAGATGATGCTTTATTGACTGTTAGAGATCAAGCTAAAAATAGCGGAAGACCAGATGTATTTGTTAGAGCAAGTTTAGAGGATGAGTTTTTGGACTATGAGTTTACGGCAAATAATCTGGATTTATTCACTGGGTATACGATTAAAATTGTAATGTCCGGAACAAATGCAGCATATTATCCAAGATTTAAAGATTTGAGAACTATTGCAATACGATGATTAGAGTAGAAGGGTATCAAAATTTATATCGTGATGAAAAAAGTGGTGCTATCATAAATCATGATAGCAATGCCTATAATCAATATATCAATTCTTTATCTTATCGAGAATCTCAAAAAAGAGAAATAGATAAAATGAAGAAAGATATTGATGAAATCAAATCACTATTAAAGGAGTTGGTAAATGGATCCAGATAAAATCGAACTAACAAGCATAGGCAAAATGTTTGAATATGAAAAACAAGCTAGAATAATTGATGAATTGGATTCAAGTGAATTAAGAGAAGTTGCAAAATCATATTGCAAATTATATTTCAAGCAACAAGAAGTTGTCTCTAATCTTGGATTGAGAGGAATATAAATAACAAGTAGTGATTATTATATTAGATAGATGGCTACGTATTCCAGTAATCTTGTCATAAACACCAATGAGGATTACACTCAAACTTTCGATTTAGCATCTTCTGCAGATAATAGTGCCTTAAATTTGACAGATTACACAGTATCTTCTCAAATGAGAAAATATGCTGGAAGTACTAATGCAACTGATTTTACGGCAACAATAGTTTCTCCGGCAACATCAGGAAAAGTTAGTATAGCTTTAACTAGTGGTGCTACTTCAAGTTTAAAAGAAGGTAGATATGTTTATGATATTGTTATCGAGAAAGATTCTGTGAAAACAAAAGTTGTTGAAGGAATGGTTATTGTTGTACAAGGAGTCACTAGATAAAGGTAATTTTAATGGCAAAACCAACAACAAGACAACAACTCATTGATTATTGTTTAAGAAAACTTGGTGCTCCTGTACTTGAAATTAATGTAGATGATGATCAAATTGACGATTTAGTTGATGATGCAATTCAACTATTTAATGAGCGTCATTTTGATGGTGTTGAGAGAATGTATTTAAAATATAAAATTACGCAAGATGATATCGATAGAGGAAAGGCAGGCGGAACTGATGGGGTTGGTATTGTAACGACTACTGGCACATCCACAATTGTTGGCACTGCAACCACATTTAATTTTTATGAAAATTCTAATTATATTCAAGTACCAGATTCTGTGGTTGGGGTAGAAAAAATATTTAAATTTGATACTAGCTCAATATCTGGTGGAATGTTTAGTATAAAATATCAATTATTTTTAAATGATTTATATTATTTTAATTCAGTTGAATTATTACAATATTCTATGACAAAATCATATCTAGAGGATATTGATTTTTTACTTACAACAGATAAGCAGATAAGATTTAATAAGCGTCAAGATAGACTCTATCTTGATATAGATTGGTCATCTCAAGAAGCAGATAATTTCTTAGTAATTGATTGTTATAGAGCATTAGATCCTTCTTCATTTAGTCAAGTTTACAATGATAGTTTTTTAAAATTATATTTGACATCTCTAATTAAGAGGCAATGGGGACAAAATTTAATTAAGTTTAGGGGAGTCAAACTACCTGGTGGAATTGAATTGAATGGTAGAGAAATATATGAAGATGCTGAAAGAGAATTGGAATCGATAAGACAAAAAATGACATCAGAATATGAATTACCTCCTCTCGATTTCATAGGATAATGGCATTAAATCCTTTCTTTTTACAAGGTTCTTCTGCAGAACAAAGATTAATTCAATCTTTGGTAAATGAACAATTAAAAATGTATGGTGTAGAAGTAACTTATTTGCCAAGAAAAATTGTAAATAAAGATACTATATTTACAGAAATACAATCTTCAACATTTAATGATAATTTTTCTATAGAGGCATATGTCAATACTTATGAGGGACATGGTGGTGCTGGAGATATATTAACAAAATTTGGAGTTTCTTTGAAAGATGAATTAATTATTACTATTTCAAAAGAACGATTTGAAGATTTTATATCTCCTTTTTTAGTATCAATGCCATCTAGTGAAATAGAGATTTCTTCTAGACCAAGAGAGGGTGATTTAATTTATTTCCCTCTCGGTAAAAGAATATTTGAAGTTAAGTTTGTTGAGCATGAAAAACCATTCTATCAATTGGGGAAAAATTACGTTTATGAGTTAAGATGTGAACTCTTTGAATATGAAGATGAAATGGGTGGTTGGGAAACAGCAACTGCAATTACCGAAGAGATTGATGAGGTATTAGAAAGTCAAGGATATATTACTACTTTAAAATTAATTTCAATCGGATCAACAGCCACAGTTGGTGTAACTACATCTACAGGATATATTAGAAAAATATCGTTAACTAATGATGGATATGGATATACACAAGTTCCTACAGTAGCAATATCAACTGCTCCTCCAGGAGGCACTGATGCTACTGCAGTAGCAATTACATCTGCAACTAATAATGTATTTTCTGTCAATGAAATTTTATTAACGAATCCAGGATCTGGATATACAGTTGCGCCCACAGTCAGTATAGTTAGTGTAGGTCAAACTATAACAGGAGTTGGATATACGACTTATGGTGTAGGAGCAGCAGCAACAGCAATATTAGTAACTTCATCTGCTGGTATTAGTGGAGTTACAATTAATTCTGGTGGAAGTGGATATCCATCTGCACCTACAATTACTTTTGCAACTCCATTGTTCGGAATTGGAGCTGCTGCAACTGCTACTGTTAGTGCTGCAGGAACAGTTACCGATACTACTATAACAAACGGTGGCAATTTCTACATTCCATCATCGCCCCCAACAGTCACATTTAGTGCTCCTACAGGTGGTGGTAATGAAACAAGTATTGTAAAATTTGGTTCAAGGTCTTATAAATCAACAGGTTCTGCTATTACAGTACCAACTACTGGTGTTTCTGACCTTCAATACGGTAGTGTTGGTTTCTGGTTCTATGTATCAGACAATTATTCTGGTAATAAAAATATAGTAGAGTTTGGTGCTAATGATAATGATACAGAAAAGTATTCAGTAAGACTTCAGGTATCTGGCGAAAATGTTCAAGCGTTTTTATATTTTCCACTTAACGCAACATCAAGTGGTACGGGAGCATCAACATTATCAACCAATTTAACGACTGGCGAGTGGCACTTCTTACAATTAGCACAAATAGACCAACAGTATAACTCAAGGCAAATTCATTTAGATAATAATAGTTCGTTTGCTACAGCGTCATACAAAGGTAATGTAATTGACGATAATGGTTTTATTATTGATCCAGATGGAAGTTTATCTGATGGTGATGTATTCTTTGATGAGTTCTATGCGACAACAGTTAATAGTGAGATAACTGTACCAACATCAACTCTTTCTGGTCAAAGTGGTGAAGTATATTTCCAAGGTGGTGAGAGAGTAACTGCTACAGGAACTGCAACTGTAGGTTCTGGAGGAACTGTTGCCTCAATCACCATAACAGAACCAGGAATTGCATATGACTCGGCACCTACAATTACTTTTGCTACACCAAGTTCCGGAGTCGGTACAGCAGTTGGTAGACTTTCAGTTACAACTGACAATATTGTTGATAAAGTCTTCATATCTGATGCTGGTATTGGGTATACTTCTGGCACAGCAACAGCAACAATTTCCAATCCACCAATCATTACTGGAATAGGTACTTATCAATATAATGAAGAAGTTACCGGATCCATTTCTGGTGCAAAAGCAAGAGTCAAGACGTGGGATGTTACAACAAACACTCTTAAAGTGGGTACTACAGACGGCACTTTCTTGGTATCGGATGTAATTGTTGGAACTTCCTCCTCTGCTAGATATAGTGTTGATTTTATCGAGAGTGCAGAATTTAGTGATAAATATGACAAAGGAGATGAGATAGAGCAAGAAGCAGATCTCATTGTAGATTTTTCAGAATCAAATCCATTTGGTAACTACTAATGCTAGGAACTTATTACTACCACGAAATTATTAGGAAAACCATTATTAGTTTTGGAACTTTATTTAATAATATAAGTATAAGGCATAAAGATTCTAGTGACGATGTTGTAAGTGAATTAAAAGTGCCCTTAGCTTATGCCCCCGTGCAAAAGTTTTTGGCAAGATTGGAGCAACAAGGAGATTTAAATAAACCAGTTGCAATTACTTTACCAAGACTCTCCTTTGAGATGACAGACATTAGTTATGATCCATCAAGAAAATCTGGTGTAACTCAAACATTTAAGGCATCAGACGGAACAAATTTGAAAAAAGTTTTTATGCCAGTTCCATATAATATTGGATTTGAATTAAATCTTTTGTCTAAATTAAATGACGATGCTTTACAAGTAATGGAGCAAATTTTACCATATTTCCAACCAGCATTTACTTTAACTGTTGATCTCGTCAGTTCGATAGGTGAAAAAAGAGATATACCAATAATATTGGATAATATATCTTTTCAGGATGATTATGAAGGGGATTTTTCTACAAGAAGAGCATTAATTTATACTCTAAAATTTACGGCAAAAACATATCTCTTTGGTCCAATTTCCGATACCACTGATGGTCTTATCAAGAAAGTTCAAGTTGATATTTCCTCTTCAAATGATATTTCAACTGCAAAGCGTGAAATGAGATATACTGCTACACCAGATCCTATTGATGCTGGTCCAGATGATAATTTTGGATTTGATGAGGGATGGGAATTTTTAACTGATTCTCTTTCTTACAGTCCTACACAACAAAAAGATATTTGATAGGTTAGTTGTATGAATAATAATTATAATGGTCTTGATGAGGATCTTAATACGGAAAGTAATATTGTAGAAACAACTGCCCAGAAAATACAAGTTTCTAAATCAAAAGATAATGATATTGAGAAAGATTATGAGTATACCAGAGCAAATCTATATTCATTAATTGAAAAGGGACAAGAGGCAATTAATGGAATTATGGAACTTGCTGGTGAGGGAGCAAGTCCAAGAGCGTATGAAGTTGCGGGTCAATTAATAAAAAGTGTTGCTGATACAACTGATAAGTTAATTGATCTCCAAAAGAAAGTAAAAGAAGTTGAAGAGGATACAATTAAGACTACGAATAATGTAACTAACAATGCAGTATTTGTAGGATCGACATCAGAACTTCAAAAAATGTTAAAGCAAGGTTTTCTAAATAATAAGGAATAGTGTAAGTTTTACATCGTGACAAAGAAATATTGCCGTCTTTGTAAGAAAAAGGAAACACGTAACCAATGTGGATTTGGTCCTAAAATGTGGGATAAGTATAGTGTTGATGATGCTACTGAAAAAGAAATAGAAGATGCTTCGGGAGATGTAAGTGAATCGAAAAGTGGTGATAGTTCTTTGCGTGACTGGTTTGGCAAGAGTCGCTCTTCTGATGGTACCCCTGGTTGGGTTCAATTGGGTGGTAAATATGCCGGAAAACCTTGTGCCAGACAACCAGGACAAACCAC